ATACTTCTTTACGTAATCTAGGCGTGTTTCTTTAGGATACTTAGAGAAAATAGTCGCCGCAATCAAAAGGTACATAAATTGTGGCGTTTCATAAAGTTCACCAGAACTTCTATCTTGAACAAGATACTTGTCAACAACTTGACGTAGACCTGCATAAGTGAACAAATAATCGCGACTATGATCAATGAATGAATCAAATTTAACAAATTCATCATCACTATAAAGATCAAGAATTTCAGGATCATATACACCCATATTCACGCAACGAACTACATGTTCCTTTACGTTCGGGCATTCATGCATACGTCCAAACAATTGCTTTCGAACAGAAAACAATAATAGACGGGCAGCAACAAATTGATAATTTGGATGTTCAAGATCAATTAAATCAGAAGCAGAACGAATCAAAATCTCTTGAATTTCTGCTGTCGTAATGCCATCATAAAATTGAATACCAGACTGCATTTCAACTTGAGATGTAGACACTCCAGAAAGGTCTCTACACGCCTCTTCAACCATTACGTGGAGTTTATTCAGATCTAGATTTTCTGTCGTTCCAGATCGCTTTACAACTTTTGTTCCGTTACTCATATTTTTTTCCAATTGTTAAATTTGATTTTTGCTTCTAACCCTGAGTATGTATTTGATTTTAACACATTCATAACCTTATGTCCAGCGAGAACCATATCATTAATATCTTTTTCATTGATATTAGATGGCCAAATAATTACTTGATTTCCATTATCAATTGTTTTTGAGATTCTTTCGACAATTTCTTTATTTCGTGGTTCGTTATCGTATATCCACACAACATCACTAAACTTGAAATCGTCAATATCAGCATCAGCTCCACACATAGCAATTGAGTTGCGAACGAATGTTGAGTCAAATGGTCCTTCGGTAATGTAAACTGTTTCATCTTTTTTAATTTTATTGAGTCCATAAATTTTTGGAGCATCTTCATTCAACATCACGGTAATATATTTAATAGACTTTGAATTAAGTGCTCTTCCTTGAAATCCAATAAGAGTATTATCAAAATCATATAAAGGAATTATAATGCGACTTTCCTCATATTTAATTTGATCAAATGTTTTTTTCTTGGTATTTACCCACTGCTTAAATTTTTCAGCAAAGTAAAAATTGTCTGGATTTATATTACGTTGCTCAAGATATTCTTTTGCTATTTGATTTTCTGATGCCTTAGGCAAATCTAACTTTTTTGCAAATACTGGTTGCTTAAAATTAAATTTGGGTGATTCTACGACAAAGTTTTTTCCAGTATGACCTTCTTTAAATTTTTCTAGACAGTATTCTTTATGTAACGTAGCGTCTATACTTTTTAGAAAATTATTAAAAGAAAGACTAACCCCGCAATTATGACATTTATAATTGGTGTTGTTTTTAACCGCATAGATATATCCCCTAGTTTTATTCTTGTTCTTATGAGAATCACCGCAAATTGGACATCTAAAATTGTATAAATCTGATTTTACCTTTTTGAACTTTTCAAGTCTTGGAGAAATAAGTCCAATGTACTTTACATCAACAAAATCCATTCACAAAATGATCAGGAACCCCACTATAGCACAGGTTACCCAAAAGATCAATCCTTTACGTTTTGCTGATGAAAGTTTCCTTGATGTTGCATGTGCATCTCTGAAGGAGTCCACCAACCAGAAGCAAGAGTTGAAAATGCTGCTGCCAATATTGCCAGTACAATTCCAGTCCCAACTGTCATCCATTTAATTCTAGAAACATCTTCAAGTCTTTTTTCCATAGTTTCTATTCTACTGCCAATTTCCTCATATTCAGTTTGGAAATCATCTTTCATGGATTCAATCATCTTTATGATGACATTATCAGTTTTAGTACATTGCTCAATTTTTTCATTGTGTATTGCCAACATTTGACTTATATTTTGACTAGTTTCACTAATTTTTTCAATAGCAAAATCAATTTTTTTTATAACTTGCTCATATACATTTAATCTTTCTTCAAGCAAAGCAATCTTTGTTTCGGTTGAAGATCCTTGGAACATTGTTATTTTTTGCGATTTTTTTGTAACGATTCTCTATAAGGTGAGGGAAGTCTTCTCATGATTTTAGACCTTCCATCTAAAACTTTATCATAACCAGCAACTGGTCCTTTAGGGTCTGAGGATCCACTAAATCCTCCAATTCCAACTGACATTCCTTCTTCTTTAAGATGACGAATTATTGCAATAATTTTATCTGCTTTATCCATTAGATTAAATTTAAAGTTGACAGACAGACTTGATCTTCTTCAATTTCATGAAGTTCTGTTTTAGGATATTCAGGTATTCGATTTAAAAATATTAAAAAACTTTTAATCGAAGGCCATAAATCCTTTTCTAAATTATAAAATAAAAGAGGAACAGTAGCCTCATCAAACACATTAAATAAGACCGTGAGATGATTTAAAATTAAATGTGCTTTAAGTACGTCAGTATTTTTATACTTTCTCAATAATCTTTTGACGTACTTTATTCTCTTTAAATCATCATCAAAGTCTTCTTTGGTGACTGCTTGTGGGTTGTCATAGAATTTTATAGCGAATAGCAAATAATTATTTTCATTCAACTCGTCAAATCTCATATCATGCTACTGTTCTTAATTTATCAGTTCCAATTCCAACGCCAGCAGTTGTTCCTGCACCAGCAATATTCTTGGTTAATCCAGTTAGTGTTTTTACAACTGCACCACCACCAGAGAAATCGGTAATAGTACCAACAACTCCAGCAGACTCACTGATTGTAAGTACAGTATTTACACCAACTGGAGCAGTAAATGTAAATGCTACTCTATTTGTGATTTGACCATTAAATAATATAGTAGTTTGTCCTACACCTGGAATATTAAGTTGGACAGGAACACCAGTTGATGCCGCAGTAGCAACAATATTAGCACCTACAGCAGGTGTAATTAAAATAGTTGCTCCAGCACCACAATAAACTGCTTCGTTCCAAACAACATGAACATATCCAGTGGTATTCGTTGAAATACCAGTAGTTCCACCAGCACCAATACTGATTGGAGATGCTAAGTTAGGATCTTCAAAGAATACTGCAACTGGAGTCGCTAATCCTAAACCAGTCGTATCTGAACCTGCACCAGCAGTATTTAATCCTGCAACAGGAACAAGGATTTCATCATAGTATGAGGTAGATAATCCAGAATGCATGGTTGATCCATAATGTCTGAAGACCCAACCACGATTATCTGCGAAAGCATTGTATGGACTTGTATTTCTATCAACTGCTTCAAACAAACTAGTATCTGAAGAATATTTTCCTAAGTATTTTGGAATTGCGTAATTATTTGCTGCTGTTTCAGCATTTGTCGAAATGCCCCAAAGAGCCATGTGCTTTTACCTATAATTCTTTTTATAATGATATTTATAAAAAAAGGAGACCTTAGTTGGTCTCCTTTAATACTAAAGAAAAATTTGTCATGGAGTATGATCCACAGCACCTTTTTTCTTCAGGTGCTCTTGAACTTGAAGAACAATGAATGAAAGAATTCCATTCGACTTGACCTTTGGATTTGCACCCAATGCTTCAGAAACTGCAAGAGCAAGAGTTAAAAGTAACGTTTGATTAGCAATACACCAAGCGACTAATGCGGACATGATGACCTCCGTGTGAAGAGTATCCTGTCCTATTTAGTAAAATCTTTCTCAAATACGCATTCCCATTGATCTGAGTTTATTTTTAGCAATATTCATTTTTGCTGGAATTGATCTCATATCGTCTTCACCCTTTTTTCCTTTTGATGAACCTTCATCACCTGCACAATTTTCTTCACCCATTGCTTGCTTACGGATAGATGCAAAATAAACTTTCTTACCTTTTTCATCACCATATTGTTTTTGCATACTCGCCTTCATTCCTGAAGAATCATATTTTTGCTTAAGTTTGTTTTCCTTTTCCATTTCAGATTTTAGCATCTCTCTTTCTTGAAGAATATCAAGAAACTTTTGATGTGCTTTACTCAAAGAACTTTCCTGAATTGCAGAATCTGGAAATACTTTAACACGTTTATTATTATCAATACCTTTTCCAGTTAGTTTTTTTTTATTAGTTTTTGGTTCTTCAACTTGCTCTTTTACAGAACTAGTGTCTTTACCATCTGCTACTCCACCTTTTCTGCGCTGAATTGCATTGTGAACGGCACCACGATATTCCTTAGCGCCACTCTCTATTTTACCATCACCATCATAATCTTTTTTAGCAGTTTTACCAGATGCTACTTTAGCAGTCGTTTCACCCTTTTTCCTTTCACCCTCATATGGTTCTCCATGTTGAGTCATTTCAACAGATGCAATATTAGGATTTAAACGAAGACTATTAATTTTTTCTCTTGTGGCATATCTTACATAACTGCTGTTAGTATTTTTATCAGTAACAACAACTTTATATTTTGTACCTGGAGTATTCTTAAGTTCTTCCAAATATTCTTCCGAAGGATCAACGAATGATTTTGTAGTAACTCCTTCAATGAATACTTTATGAAGAGCATTAGTTACACTGTCAACTGCAACATCACCAATATTATAGTTCTCTGATAATTTTGATCTGACTGCAGCTCTTTCTTGACCAGACATGCTTGTATTTTGCATATACTGAGAAAAAGCTGTCATGACAGGAATTTTCTCTCTTCTTGCACGATACTTAATATCATATACCGCTTGACGTATTCTTTTTGCACTTGCTTCATCAGTGTTAGATCCTGCATCTTTTTCATCACGACCCGTAGATCTTTCAGGTCTTTGAGCCTTAGCAGGGATATTTTTTCTTGATGGAAGTTCCTCAAAAATGTTATTAACCATTGGAAGATTGTTGTTTTACTTACTTTTTCCTATACTTATTTATGAAATTTAATCCAAAATTTTCTTGACCATAAGCAAGGTTCTCTTTACCACATTCAGATCCTTTTGTCTGATCTGAAACAAACTTTAAAAATCCAGTAGTTCCAACTAAAGTATTTGGTTTTCCTGGAAGTCTATACATGGAATCCATTCTCTTTTCAGAATATTCCATAAGATCTTTTATCCAAGATTTAAACATCATGCCACTTTCAGTAACACATATTAAATAATTTGTTCCACGTCTTACGATTCTTCCAACAAGTCCAGTGTTTAAGTTCTGAACTTTTTCACCCAATTTAAAAATATTTTCATTGATATAATTTTCGCGAAGATTTTTCCAATCAAATTTTGGAGCAATCTCCCAAACTTCCCACCCCTCTTTAATATTCATAGATTGTCGTAAAACATTAAAAAGATCAATTGCAACATTTTCATCCATTTCTGGGGGAAGTCCTTGAATAAAAGTATCTAAGTCTCCTTCAGCAGCCGCTATTCTCATTTTAGATGAAGATGATCCATCCGAAGATTCGCTATCAGGATCTCTATCTCCTGCAGAAAGAACAGCAATATTATCAAATTGGTAAAATTGTCCATTATAATTATTGGCAAGATTCTCAAGTTCACTTACTCTATCAGATCCAGAAACTATTTGAATATTAGAATATCCATCAACATATGCTTTTTTCAATACATCAAAAATACTTACATTATTTACATCATTAATAATTCTTTCAGCATGTTCTGGGAACATTGCTCTCATAAAAGAAATTTTTGTATCAACATCAAGAGGATTCATTTTAGAATCTTGTATTCTAGATGGTACAACAATGTAATCTTCACCGTTTGATGACATTGCTGCCATATCAAGAAGTTTTTGATGTCCTACAGTAGGAGGATTAAATCTACCAAATGCAACAGTAAGTGTTCCCTTTTTACGTTGAACTTCTACTGGTACAAGAGGTTGTTGATCCATAGGCATTTGATTTGGATCAACTGGAACTTGTTGATCCATTGGCACTTGATTTGGATCAACTTGCTCATAAGTAGAATATGAATATCTTTTTTCTAAAGGAGATTGTTCTCTATCTTTTCCAGGTTTTTGTCCTTTATTATAAAAAGATAATTGACCTCCTACATTCTTTGCAATAAATTCTTTAGTAAATCTATTGTAGTAGTTTCCATGTCCATCAGAAACTAAACCCATTCTTGTTGCTTGTTGGGCTGCTCTACTTTCATTTAAAAAATTAGAAAATTTTTTCATTTCTTATCCCAGTTCTTTATAGCAACGCTAAGAATTTTTAATCTTTATATATTTATCCTTTAACTAATTTCCTTAAAGGAAGATCAGGGATTCGAACCCTGGAACGCTACTAACGTTAATAGTTTTCAAGACTATCGCCATCAACCACTCGGCCAATCTTCCAATAAAATTTTAAAGACTAATAATAATCTTTAAAATATTTAGACCCTTTATTCTGGGTCAATTGCACAAGCAATTTTATCATCAAGATCGTAAATCACATTACGAATTTCAAGAATACGGGGAGGGACACTTGTTTGATCGTAAGTATATCCCTCCTGAGAATCAAACAAAACTTGTCGAACTGCAGCAGCAGAACGAAGATCCATTTTAATAGTTACTTGTTTTTGTTTAGTCATCGGTCATCAGAAGCACGGTTTTCAGAAAAATAAGCATCAAAAGCACCCTCAGGATAACGCTTAAGAAGTTTTTGCACGTTACGGGCAACTACATCATCAATAGAAATATTAAGTGCCATACATGCTTGGGCGACATACCACATAATATCTCCCAGTTCAATAATCAAATGTTCACGATTATCTTCATTGTATGGTTTACCTTGGAAGATCATCTTTTTAACAATCTCCAGGAACTCTCCACCCTCAGCATTAATACCAACTCCAGCAGTGAGAAGACGTTCAATGTTTGCACCTTTCTCATCAAGTTCTACAAGACGATCGGAAAGAGCAAGGAATTCTTTAGATGCATCAGAAGTTACAGCATCCACAAACTCAGCATACTTGTTAAAGTTAACATGTTTTAGGTTTTCCATTAAAATTTAAATCCTTCGAATGTTTTTTTAGGTTTTTTGTCTTCTTGACTATTATAATCGTCATCGCCTCCTTTGTCAAGGATATCATTTTGAGCAGACTGCTCGCAATCATATAATCTCATTTTAGAACGATCAACACCAATAACAAATCTTTTGTAAATAGTTGGATCATTATAACGATTCTTCAATTGTTTAACCATAATTTGACCCATATTTTCAAGGTCTTCAGTGCTAATAAGTGCAAACATAAGGTCTGCAGTTGCAGGAAGACCAAAAGATTCTGATGTATCAGTTAATTCAACATCACTATTACCATAACCAGAACGAGTTGTCTGAGTGGCACTAACGATAGGAACATTAAACTCCACAGCAAGACCACGAAGTTCTTCAGCAATTGCTTTCACAAATGTATAAGAATTAATATTACTATTTCCTTTATACCTTGAAGAAGAGCAAATATTCAAATAGTCAATAAAAATAATATCAGGTTTAAATGATTTCTTAAGTGCAAGTTCATTAAGAAGTGCCTTGAAATGACCTGAATGTGCGGATGCTGTTGGATACTCTTTAATAATGAGAGAACCTTGAGTTTTTTTAGATATATTTGTTATTTTAGTTTCAAAAGAAGATCTAGGTAAATCTACAAGATCTTGAATTGGAACGTTCAATAAGTTTGCATCAATTCGCTCAGCAATTTTCTCCTCTGCCATTTCCAACGTAATGTACAAAACGTTCCGTCCTTGGAGCAACACGGAGCTAGCGACATGGCACATGAATAAAGACTTGCCGACACCCGTACCAGCAAGAGCGATATTAAGAGTTTTGTTAGGGAGACCGCCTTTGGTAATTTTGTTAAAGTATTCAAGATCAAATTCAATTTTATCCTCCTTTCTATGATAGTATTCGTATCTTTCTTCATAATTATTTAAGTAATCATGTCCAACATTACTATCAAATGAAACTGCAAGAGCATTTGATAGAATGTTTGGAATTGCATCACGATTTCTTTTTTCATCTTCTCCATCAGCAATATGAATTGACTCCATAAGTGCCAAATAAATGGCGCGATCACGACACCACTTTTCAGTAGAATCTAGTAACCATTGCTTATCAACAGGAAAATCATTTAATTTAGTAACAATCTGTTCTATTGATTTTACTTCATCTTGACTTAGATCGCGTCGTTCATCAACTTCAATAGAAAGAGATTCTAATGTAATTGACGTTCCATATTTAATAATGAACTTTGCAATTTCTTCAAATACTACCTTTTCAGATCTTTCTTGAAAATATTCTGGTTCAATAAATGGAATAACTTTTCGTGCATATTCTTCATTGCAAATTAGGTTTCTTAGTATTGTAAGTTCAAGTTTTTCCATTACTTATAATGTAAATAAGTACTAATGATATATTTTTCTCCACTAATTGGAGGTTCACCCTTGTGCGGATACATCCAAAGAGGAGGGAATACTAGCAAAGATCCAGTTTTAGGTTTGATTGTAACATCTTTGAAAACAGTATTTCCACCATTTTCAACATCATTTAGATACCACATGAAAGAAAGGTATCTACGTGATGTTGCATGGTCAATAACGTCCACATGAGTATCAAACCTATCAATTCCTCCCGGAGTATACCTCTTTATCCTAAATTCTTCAAATGCATGTTGTTTGGGAAAAACTCTAGAATCAATAAATTGATAATAAATGTCTCTATATTCTAAAGTTTTTTTGATCATAATGTTGTGAACATTATTAATCTCATCACTTAAAGTTTTATTTTTTGTTAGATTAAACTGAGTAAAGTTTGGTCTACCTTCATTGTCATGTCTTTCATGCTTATCAGAAAATTGATTGAATACATCAATTAAAAATTGACAAACATTAGGATCTAAGACACTATCATAAAACTGAATTAAATCGCAAAGTTCATCCATATTTAAATTCTTCTGCAGCAATAGAATCTAACTTTTGCATGACTTCATCGGTAAAATATTCTTCTGGATTTGCAAGAATCTGTTTTGCATAGATTTTCTTGCCGTTAATTTCATAACGTCCTGCTACATTTTTCCAAAGTCCGCCAATTTCACCAAGTTCAAGAAGACCATAATATCGATCAAGACCACGCTCATCATAGTAAAGACGTACTTCAACATCTTTATTTTCTTTACTTAAACGCGATTTAGCAGTCTTAGCCTTGATAATATTTCCGACCACTTCCGTTCCATCCTTTTCTTTCTTTTTGCTGAGATAAATGATTGTAGACGCTGCGTACTTGAGTCCGCTACCTCCACCCATTTCTTTAGTTGGTACGTAAGATCCGATAACATCATAAGTGTGATTAGTAACAATCATTGGAATATTTGCTTGACCAAGTTTTAGAGTGAGCATTCTGAATGCTCCTTTAATAAGTTGTGATTTGGTCATATCACGAACTTCTTTTTCATTAAGAGCATCATTAATCTCTTTACTTGTAGAAAGCATACCTAAAGAGTCTAGCACAAACATGCAAGGATTTCTTTCTCCTTCAGGTTTTTTCATATAAAGGTCAACTGCCTTAAGTGCTTTTGTTCTAAATTCTTCTACCGTTACAACATTAACTACTACAAGACGTGAAGTATCAATACCACGACTTTCTAGAAGAGATTTAGTGATAGCAGCCTCAGTGTCAAAGTAGAGACAGTAACCATTGGGATAAGTATCAAGAAAATTCTTAACCACTGCGATAGAGAAAAAAGTCTTTCCAGTAGAAGACTCTCCAGCAATAGCAGTAATCTTATTCCCAGATACACCACCAAATACACTACCTGAAACCAATGCATTAAAAATATGTGAACCTGTGTCAACATATGTCTCAGTCTCATCTATTTCTGAAGCAAGTTTTGTGTAGTCATCACCAATCTCTTTAACTATATCTTTTAAAAAATCCATTAGAAGAAAAACGATTCAAGGTTTGCAGTTTTTTCCACCTTCCATCCAATTGCATCTAAAATTGTTCTAAGTGGTTCAATAAAACTCTTTTCAAATTGTAGATCATAATCAATGTATTTGTCAAGATTCAACTCTCTGGGAAAATCTTGAATAAATGAAATGATATTTTCATGAATAATATTAGGAGTTTTTAAGTAAATATATTTTATTTTTTCACCATTATTAATAAGTGAATATTTATTTGTCAGTTTGTTTTCCTTTATATAATAATTGAATAACAGAGAACCTCTTACATGAATTGGAGTTCCTTTAATATAAATGTTTGAAGATGAACTATATTTTCGAATGTCAGAGGCAGTTCTGGGAAAAGCAATTTGTTCAGGAGGAAGTTGTTTAAATTCTTTTCTACATTTATCGATAAAATTAATTATATCCTCTTCAGTTCCACTCATCATAAGTTTAAATGAATCTTTAAACATTTTTCGACAAGGTGCTGGAGTAGAAGACTTGATTGCTTCAATACCTTTAATCTTAAGTTTAGGTTCTTCGTATCGAACACCTTCACTATCCCATACACTTAGAATATATCGTTTCTTAGCAGTCCAAATACCACGCTCAGCGATACATTCGCGCTTCATGAACATTTTCTGATCATAAGCATTCACATAGTCAGCCAGTTTTTGGTAAGAACTTTCAATATATTTTTCAAATTCCAACCTACAGACCTTATCAAGGAACGACACAATGCTTTGAGTAGTTTTCTCTCTCCCTTTGTATACACTTTCAACCAAAGGACCCATGTTAACGTAAAGAGAATCAGTATCAGAAGCAATAACATAATCTACATCTCCAGTTTTCAAAATTTTATTTAAATATTGATTCATAAGATTCATGATCCATTGAATCGACACTTGACCTGATAAGGTAATTGCTTCCGCATTTGCTAATTTAAAATAACGGAAATATTGATTACCAATAGCACCATAAGCAGAGTTAAGTTGAATCTTTCTTGCCATTTGAATATTATTACATCTGGCAATTTCTTTTTCTAATTCTTTAGTCTTTTTCTTTTCATATTCTTGCTCCGCCACAAGCATTTTCTTTTTGAAGATTACACGTTCATTATAAATTTTTTCCATCAATTCTGGAAGAAATCCACGTACATCTTTACGATACATTGCACCATTAGCGCATACCGCATAGTCTTTGTACATTTCAAAATTAAGATCTTCATTAAGAATTTTATCTACAGATACTGTAGGATGTTTTTCTTCTAAAAGAGTTTCTGGAGAAATATTATACATCATGATTAAGTGTGGATATAGACTATTCAAGTCAAAACTCACAACCCAGTCATAAACTCCAGGAATAGGTTCTTTAACATATGCACCAGCATACTTAGAATCCTTATCAGTTTTTTCTTTTGGAGGAATTACAATGTTTCTTTTTTTAAGGTAATTGTAAATAATAGTATCCCAAGTCCTAACTTGAGAAAAAATATCCGCATAATTTACTTTGGCATCGTATGCCATAGTAATGGCAAGTTCAATTAGTTTCATCTTGTCTTCCATACGGTCAACAAGTTCAACGTCAATAATGTTATATTCTACAAATTTTTGCCATCCTTTGGTGTAGAAATCTTTAAAAGTATCAAACTCAGAGTGATCAAGTTTTTTCTGTCCAAGTTCTACTTCAGCAATATAATCTAGACGATAAGATTCCTGTGCTTTATACGTAAACTTCTTATAAAGATTCAAATAATCAAGTTGAGTAATACCACCAACATCATAAGAAATATTCTTACGACCAGAGATATAAATCTCATCTTCGGTAACAAGTCCCCATGGAGAAAAACGTTTCATTAGTTTTTCTCCCAGAACACGATCTAGTCTACGAACCAAATAAGGTACATCATACAATTCACTATTCCAACCAGTAATAACTTCTGGGATGTTATCTTCATGCATCCACCAGTGAATAAAGTCATTTAGAAGATCCCTTTCAGTAGTAAAAGATCTGTAGATAACATTTTCTTGCTTATTATTAAATGGACCTAGACCCCAAGTACGAATTTGCTTACTAGAATAATCTTGAATACTGATCAAAAGAATTTCTTCTGCTGCAGATTCTACATCAGGGAATCCATTCTCTGAAGCAACTTCAATATCCAAAGTAGTAACTTTGATTTTACTGATATCAAACTTGATTTCTTCTTCTGGATACATTTCAGAAATATACTGATAGATGTATCCTGTGTTCCCATAAATTTTAAAGTTTTCTACATTTTCATATTGTTTTACAAAATCCCTACATTCTCTAACATAACCAGGTTTAACTGGTTCTACAAACTCTCCAGATAGTGTCTTGTACTTACTCTTCTTTTTTGAGGGAACAAAAAGGGTCGGAGAAAATTTTTCCCGAATCATGAAACTTTTTGAGTTATCATAACCACGGACAAGAAATTGATCTCCGACCATTTGCACGTTTGTGTAAAATCTCATTCTACAATTAAATCAAGATACCTTTTAAGTAGTTTGTTTGATGGGTCAACAATTGTGAGAATACTATCAGAATGAATCATAAGTTCTGATACTTCAGTAAACTTAGGCCATTTTAACAAATCTCCTTCAGGAAGACCATTTTCAATTTCATGAGGATTAGTAAGTTTACAATCTGGTTCTCCAAGTTCAGAAGGAACTTCATCAATTTCAGTTATCAATACTGTGTTGTTCTTCAGTAAAATACACTTGATCGTTTGTTGCATTTAATTTTTCCTCATACAAATCTTTTACACTTTTAATAGGTTCAACTACAGTCACAATCCATTCAGTTTTAAGAAGAATGTCTTCATCTTGAGTTAAAATCAACCACGGAGAAAGAATAACATCTATTGTAGATTGTGATACTGTACTTTCTTCAGAAAGAAGAATTGGTTTATCAATAACTACTTTCTGAGGTTTGTTAAGAACATAACCATGTACTTTTTCTTCTGAAACCAATTCTTTAATATCTGCGATTAAAGAAGTTCCATCCTTCAATAAAGCAAGTTTGATAGACATTGTTAAAAACTCCTCTGAATCCATTATAGCAATAAAAAGGAGGGGTGTCAACTGGTTTTTGCCAGTTACCCCTCTATGCGCCGACGATATTCAATTATATTTATTTTTTAAATTATTTCATAAACTTTTTTCTTTTGGTGCTCAGGAATAACTCTGTTTAGTTTAATTGTAAGCAATCCATCAGAAAAATAAACATCTCCAACAACTACATCATCAGAAAGAGTCCATGTACGTTTAAATGCTCTTCTTGCAATTCCATTATGCATATACTCATGTTCTGCTGTAGACTTTTTACATTCAACAAATAGTTTATTCCACTCTGTAGAAATTTCAATGTCTTCTTTTTTGTATCCGGCAAGAGCAATTTCTAAAGTAAATTCAGTAGAACTTTCTTTAATTAAGTTGTAAGGTGGATAATTTGTATTAGATTCATAAACACTATCAAATCTTTTAAACCATTCATCTAGTCCAATACTATTTTTTTCAATTGCCATTAAATACTTGGCAGTTTCTGGCACTGAAAGTGTATAGGAATTTGTCCCAAACATAATAGACCTCCTTGAGCGTCTTTAAGTGAATAATGTTCCCGAAGGCAACATCATTATTATATATCGCAAAACAAAAAAAAGGGGAGTGTTGAACTCCCCACAAAATTATTCGGTTTCTTCAACCTTTTTCTTTTTAGAACCAATATTATATTTGGTTTCTAAAATCCAATCATTCTTGTCTTTATATGCAAGAACTTTAATTTGATTTAATGGTGCAATATCAACAATTTTTTCTGGGTGTATAATCGTAATCAAACCCCAATCAGCAAGAAGTTGAACAATTCTATTCCTGCGCTGAACATCATTTACAGTCAAATTAGCATGTTTACCATCAAGTGCAAATAGTTCTTTAAAATGAACTAAGTAATATCTACCTTGCTTATGCAGAATATGACAAGATTGATAGATTTTCTTTTCCTTTCTTGAAGCAACTCCGATTCTGGTCAAAGTCTCACGAACCTTAAGAAAGTCATCAGGTTCATTAAGAATCACTTCCACCATTTGATCGGGCGTCCACTTCACTTCAGGTTCTTGAACGACACTCATTTTGTTCCTCCAGTTTCAAATTTCGATTTAATAAAATTAAGT